AGCAGTAGAACTGAGGGCATCCCCTACTGTGGGAGTAGCGTTTAAACCACGATTAAAGGTGGAACCTACTTTAAAAACTAAGGTCCTATCATCAACAAAGTTATGCAAGTATCTAGTTGAGAAGCAAGAGACTCCAAATAAATTGTTTCGCCATGCAGAAATCCGTGCAAAGAACGCTTTTTCTGTTAATCCTAAAAGAAACTTAACTAACTCTAATTTATCTAGAGCAGCTGAGCGTGTATCAGAGGCTTGTAAATTTCCGAATCAGAAGTTTACTCCTATATCATTACATGAAGCTGTATATACTAAACTTAAACCAAATACTGGTTCAGGTTATGGATATATTGGTAAGAAAGGCAAAAATTTTCGTGCTATTTATCATAATGCAAGATCTATGTTCTATGATTTAAACAGTGACCGATGGCTTGCACCATTAACTACTGCTTTTAGATTACAACAAAGAGCTGATGGTAAAAAAGTTGAGGACAAACCTAGATTAATTTTCCCTGTCCCAGCTGATATTGTATCACTTGAATTGTGCTATGCTGAACCATTTATAGATCATTTTTCAAACACTGAGACATTCTATTGTATAGGTGACACTGGTGCTGACATTTCCCGTAAGCTTGAGCAACGTTTCCGAACATCTGAGAGAATCTGTTCTCTTGATGCTTCAGCATGGGATCAGTCAATGATGAATGAAATTTCTATAGCAGCATTTTCTGTTATGAGACAACAGACTAAACTTACTCCAGAAGAAGCTGAATGCTTCGAAAAACTTATTACATACTTTTGTGCTTCTTTTATTTATATTAAGGATAAAGATGACCTTTATATTAAGGTACATGGAATTCCGAGTGGCACAGCATTCACTAATCTAATTGGTTCTCTTTGTCATGCTATTATTATAGAGATGATTGAACCAGGTATTTTAGCTAAAGAACGTACTTTAATATGTTCTGATGACAATATTTTTGATTTGGGTAATTTAAAGCTTAATGACTTATTCTATAAGTACAAAAAATTTAATATTACTGTTAAACCTAGCGGCACTGATGTTTTCAATGGTCCTAAAAAGTTATACTTTCTTGGTTATGACTGGGTGAATTATGTACGTGTACTAAATCCTTGGTTAGCAATTAATCAGTTAGTTTACCACTCAATATGGATTGATTCTGAAGAAATGTCAGATTATGAACGCATTATTGGAAGAACAGCATCTATATTACTTAATGGAGCAAATGGCTCTGATTACTTTAAAATTTTATTCCCACAATTATATGATCAAGCTATTAGATATGATAATGTTGAGTTTGTATACTTAGCAGGCTATGCGCCACCGCTAAAACAAGTTATGGATGGTATGAGACCAACTAAGAAAC